CAAATCCTTTATGCATAGATCCTTTCTTTCCATAAAGGTTATCCTTAATATCATAAGGAGGATCTAAGTACATAAAGATACCATCATGCATCTCATGAGTCATTAGATATTCATAGGAATATCCGTTTATGTGCCAATGAGATATTAAATCTGAATACTCCGGCAACTTTTCAATACCTCTCATGGAGAAATTATTATTAGATGCCTGTGCAGAAAAAGATGAACTTTCTGTTAATCCACTAAAAGAACACTTATTAACAATATAAAATGCTGCTGCTCTCTCAATATCATCTAAACTCTTATTATTAATAGCTACCTTTGAATTATTAAAAAGTTCTCTAGCTGAATCTGGTTCTGGATGGGTAGATTTATATTGTCTTATCTTATCTGTTAACTCATCCCCAAATGTCTGTAATTGAATCCAAAAATTAACTAATGGTTCATATAAATCATTAACGGTAATTTTTAAATTAGGGAATTTCTTAGTCACATACAGAGCAACACTTCCTCCACCAAGAAAAGGCTCCCTAAACTCCACGTAATTACGTAGATCAGGAAAATATTGATCCATTTTGGTAACAGCCCTAGACTTACCACCAGGATATCTTAAAGGAGTTTTAAGAGATTTCATCTAAATTTTCTAAATTAGCAAGATAAAGTTTGGCATAACACTTTGCCATTAATTTAGCATCTTCTTCAGTAAGATCATCTATTACCCTACACATTTTTTCATATTCAAAATTTCTTTCTATACTATGAAGTTCGATCTCATGAAGATAGTCCATCACTTTTCCTCTGCCTATTCCATATGTGTCCATTAAATTCTACTCTCAAAGTCCTCTTTATAACCAGGAGAAACTGCTTTAGGAGGATCTGTAGGATGATACAACCCATCACCTTCCCAATCAGGAACAATCATAGGATGTCTATAACGAGGAACTCCAAAATCTATCTGTATGGGAGAATCCAATATACTCTCCACACTCTCTGCCATTTTACGAAAACCACTTCCCACCAAAACCTGTCCAGCACATACTGCTACTGTACAGGTTCCCCAAAAAATATAATACCATTGGGATTTAACCTGGTGTCTTTTCTTTTCCTTTTTCATTGAATACCTCATGGTCTTTCAGGATGTGAAATTTGTTCACTAAGTCTAGCAGAACCATTAACAATCAAGTGATGAATATTAATGGAATCCTTTTCAAGTATTTTAACATCAACTACCCCATTCTCACAAGAGACTATGACACTTCCATTGCAGGACCACTCCTTAGGATCAGTATAATACTTATATACTGGATATGCATCACGACATTTAGTTGATGCTACCACTCTATAAAAGTCCTTTTCTTGCTTTTTCATTGTGTAATTGTCTCTCCAATTCAATTTTAAAATGGGTTAAATCATGAGCAAGAAATGCTTCCCACTCATTATCTTTTATAAGATCTTCCAAATGAGCAATATGCTCTAATGCAAATACTAATTTGGTTTGTTTATTCATTTGCATTCTATATCATATTCTATCACAATTTTCTTAGAAGTTCTACCATTCATATCTAATGTAAAATATTGACTCCACTCTCCTTTAATCAATCTTGCCATTACATTCCTATCCAATCCACAGAGTTGTTCACAATTCTCAACTGACTTGCGAACTGACTCTAAACCATCTGGATATTTCTTAACCTTAAACCCGTGCTTATCTAACTCGTTACCTTCCTCATCATACTCCTTACCAATATCAGATTGAAATTCACTCATTTTAACACAAAAATGTAATTCTCCAACAATAGCATACTATCCAATAAGCATAAAGAGCTACTGATATATTAATTGGTTGTTCCATCATCTTTCCTTTCCGGCTGTTTTCTCCAAGGTTGAGGTTCATTAATATCTAGCCATCTTTTAATCCATTGAAATATTTTCTTCATAAGAAATCTTTAACTGTGAATACACTTGTCAATTCTAATCCAACCAGTTTCATAGCCTCTTTTCCTCCCTCTTGACGATCTACTAATGTAATCACACGTTCAACTGTAAACCCAGCATCACGCAATCTTTTTGCTGCTTTAATAGAAGAATCTCCACTTGTTACTACATCCTCCAAAACGGTAACTTTAGTTCCTTCTGATGGCAATAAACCCTCAATCCAAGCTTGAGTGCCATGACCTTTTGCTTCTTTACGAACTATTAAACCATTAACCATCCTACTATCTAGGGCAGATACCAAAGAAACTCCACTAACCAAAGGATCAGCACCTAAAGTAAGTCCTCCT